TAATTAAGATATATTCTTCACGACTAGTAAACGAAATGAAAACTTTTATTTGGAAAAATGGTAAACCACAAGCTATGAAAAGCTATCATGATGATTTGATTATGGCTCTTGCTATAGGCTGTTGGGTGCGCGATACAGCACTTCAGGTAAATGCGCGAGAATTAAATTATCAAAAAGCGTTTTTGAGTTCTATCAAAACCACAAGCACATCATTTAATACAAAGATAAGAGGACAAGAGGGCTACAAAAAAGATAACATTCTTGATAAAATAAGTGAAGCGAAAGAAATGTATGAGCAATATAAATGGATTATAAAGTGAGAAAATAAATGCCACCTAGAGGAAAGAACCCCAACAACCCCAAGTCTGATTTATTTAAAGCATTAACTCGGCTTTTTTCTGGTCCGATTATTAATTATCGGTCTCAGTCCGGACGCAGAATTAGAAGACAACATTTAGATAAGTTTTCTTCTCGTTTTAAAACTGCTTCGGGTCAGCAGTTTAAGAAGACATTATACAACCCCTTAGACATAATTGCGTCTAATGCCATCGCCAATCAGCGACGTTCTGAAAGATATATTGATTTTGATCAAATGGAATACACGCCAGAGATTGCATCTACAATGGATATTTATGCGGACGAAATGACAACTTATTCAGAGCTTCGTCCAATGCTTAATATTAAATGTCCCAACGAAGAACTGCGCGCAGTTTTAGATGTGCTCTATAGTAGTGTTTTGAATCTTGAATATAATTTATTTGGTTGGTGCCGCACAATGTGCAAGTATGGTGATTTCTTTTTATATATGGATATCGATGAGAAATATGGTATCAAATCAGTAATTGCTCTTCCGCCACAAGAAATTGAAAGACTAGAAGGAATGGACAGCACAAATCCAAATTATATCCAATATCAGTGGAACACCGCTGGAATGACTTTTGAAAATTGGCAGATTTCTCATTTTCGTATTTTAGGAAACGATAAGTATGCTCCATATGGAACATCGATTTTGGAGCCCGCCCGACGTATTTGGCGCCAGCTAACGCTCATGGAAGATGCTATGATGGCATATCGTGTTATTCGATCTTCAGAAAGAAGATTATTTAAAATCGATGTAGGTGCGATTCCGCCACAAGAAGTTGAACAATATATGGAAAAAATTGTCACTCAACTTAAACGACATTCAGTTGTAGATCCGACAACCGGCAGAATCGATCTTCGTTATAATCCAATGAGTATTGAGGAAGATTATTTTATTCCTGTCCGTGCTGGCTCTGCAACAGATATTACAAATCTTGCAGGCGGTGCAAACACAACACAAATCGATGACGTTAAATATCTTCGTGATAAACTGTTTTCTGCCCTTAAGATCCCTCAGTCATATCTTACAATGGGCGAAGGCGCAGAAGAAGATAAAACTACGTTAGCCCAAAAAGACATTCGTTTCGCTAGAACCATTCAGAGACTTCAGCGAGTGATTGTAGCAGAGTTAACCAAGGTTGGAATTATTCATCTGTATACGCTAGGATTTAGAGGGGATGATTTGCTTTCATTTAAATTAAGTTTAAATAATCCATCTAGAATCGCAGAGCTTCAAGAGCTTGAACATTGGAAAACAAAGTTTGATACCGCCGGCGGAGCAACGGAAGGTTATTTTTCTCGCCGTTGGGTTGCCGAACATATGTTTGGAATGTCTCATGAAGAGTTTATTCGTAATCAAAGAGAGATGTATTATGACCGCATTCATGATGCGGCATTGCAGCAAGTTGCGGAAGCCGCTGCAGCTGAAGGTGCCGCCGCAGCAGCACCCATGGGCGGTGAAATGGGGGGTGATATGGAACTAGGCGGAGAACTTGGTGGAGAAATAGGAGGCCCCGAAGAAATACCAGCCGCTGCAGCAGGCGCCCCAGAAGCAGGTGGCGGAGAAGAGTCTGCTTTGTTGGCAGTCCCTCCAGGATCGCGCAAAGCACCTCGCCTAACACCAGGCGCCAAGGGTAAGGTTTATCATCCTGTAAATGTTGATAAAAGACCGTCAGGGGCTAGGACTCGTTCGTATGCTTCGAAGTATTCTCGCGAAAAAGGAAGCAACACGATTAGAAATATAATGCCTGGGTATGGAGATCTTAAATCATTAGTTAAGATGGGTGGCCTTGGGAGTGGCATTTACGAGGAAGACCAATCTATTTATAGTTTGAGAGAACAAACAGAAGAAAAGAAATTGTTTACAGTTACTGCATCTGTTCGTAATCTACTTAAAGAACTGGAGAGTAAAGACTTAATAACGGAGCACAAAAATGAAGATAAAACACAACAAGAAACGTAACACAGCGTTTGTTTACGAAGCACTTGTTAAAGAAGCTACTGTTGCAATCTTAAAAAACGATTCAGAAAGAAAAGACAAGGCAATTAAAATAATAAAAAAGCATTTCAAACCTGGAAGTGTTTTAAAAAAAGATTTGGATTGTTATCGTTCTTTGTATGAAAATCAAAATTTAGACAGACTGACAGCAGAAAAGATATTAAAAGAAGCTAAGCTTCAAAAGAGATTTATTGATCCGGAAGGATTGTTTAAACAACAAACAAAGCTTATTCATGATGTTAATAAGGATGTAACTCCTTCTGTATTTGGAAACTTTGTTCCAAATTACAAATCATTAGCAACTATAATGCAAATTTTTTCTGATAAGATTTCACCTAAAAATCAAATTATTTTAGAAAATGAGATAATTCAGAGAATGCTTACTAAGTCAGAAGCAGCTGAAAATAAAGAACGGATAGATGGTTTAGTTTATAAAACATTTGCCATTAAGTTTAATGAAAAATATGATAATAAACTTTTAAAAGAGCAGAAAGAACTTTTGACTTATTATATTTCTTCATTTACTGATAACGCTCTAGAGCTTAAAATATTTTTGAATGATGAAATCCCGAGACTTAAAGAACAATTGGAAAAGGCAAAGAAATTAGATGAGATTAAAGAAGACGAAGAAATGTTTAATAAAACACAAAAGGTCATTGAACGTTTAGATTCGTTTGTCAAAGAGGACGTTAATGAAAACGTTCTTTTGGCAATTATGAAGACACAAAAACTTGTAAAGGAAATTTATCCCAATGCCGATAACAATTAAAATTGGCAAACCCAACGAGGGCAGTGTTAGATTAGATTTAAACGTTCGTAAAAGCATGAGCGGAGATCTTATGATTTTTGATCATGGAGACATCGATATTGTATTATCCACAGCAAAGAACAAAGTCATAACATTCCCGAAAGAAACAATGTCCGATTTAGTTTATGGAGCACAAAACAGATTATTTACTTTTCTTCACAAAAAAGGACTTGTGATTCCCGAGTCAATTCATGCTGGTGCTTTTTATGGATCAATAGAGGCCGACATGGAAAAAGGATCTTCTGAACAATTAAGTACCCCGAAGATGGCTCTCATTAATATTTCTAGATTTATTGAGGAAGAACGTCCATATTTTGAGGCAACAGAAGCAATTATTTCTATGGACGATGAAGAATTATTACATCCAGAGGACGAAGACTCCACAGAGCTTGGCGATGTCCCACAAAAAGTGGAACAAGGTTCCATCCGAAAGGGGTACATTAGAGATCCTTATTCGTTAAGTTATCTTTATACCATATAGGAGTATTTCTGTGTCTGAGATGAAATTGATAATGGAGAATTGGAGAGGTTATCTGGTAAGGGATATAGCTGGAAAGCCTCTTCTCGAAGATTATGAATATATTACTGGTGTTTTAGGGGTTTCATTGCCCCTCAATGAATCTGGGAATATTGCGTCGTTAACCGAAGAATTAAAGCAACAGATTCTCCAAGAACAAATGTTGTTTGAGGCATTTTGGGATGGGCTCGTTGCTACCGTCAAAACAAAAGCCGGCGAAGCCGCTGGCCGCTTTGTGGATGCCGTCGAAGGTGTGAAAACGTTTGGAAAAGAGGGCTGGAATATTCTTCAACAGTTTTATAGTGTGGCTACTAATCCCGATGAAATA